CACCGTGGCGATACACATAGTAATCCCCACATTGAGTCCCCAGAGATTATAGAAACCCCCCCGGTGTCAAATGGATAGAAAAGGGGGTAGGGGGGGTATAAAAATTAACAAGGGGATGGCGAGGGTTGGGGATGAAGAAGAGGTAAGGGGTAGGGAGATGAGTCCGGCGCAGAGGGATGTATTTTTGATAGTGGATGAGTATTGGAAGAGGTATGGGTGTAGTCCGACGTTGAGGGAGATAGCGTATTTGAGGGGGAAGATGGGGATGAGGAATACGCAGAGGTTGGTGGACAGGTTGGTGGAGTTAGGGGTTTTAAAGAAGGTGAGTAGGAGGGGGAGGACGATTAGGCCGGTGTATATCAACTTCAGGAATCTGGAGTGATGCGGTGCAACATTGAAGAAGTATAAACCCCGTATTTTTTGACACCTTTCAGAGTAGGTTGCGGTGCAACAAATTCAGCAATTGATAGAGAAGTTGGATCCTGCGGAGTATGAGAAGTTGTTAGTGCAGGTGGATGAGTATCGTCGTGCGTTGGAGAGGGAGAAGAGTCAGAAGAGTTTTATGGAGTATGTGAAGAGTGTGTGGCCGGGGTTTGTGCATGGTAGGCATCATGTATTGATGGCGAAGAAGTTTGAGGAGATTGCGGCGGGGAAGGTAAAGAGGTTGATCATCAACATGGCGCCTCGGCACACGAAGAGTGAGTTTGCGAGTTATTTGTTGCCGAGTTGGTTTTTAGGGAAGTACCCGGAGAAGAAGGTAATTCAGGCTTCTAACACGTCGGATTTGGCTGTGGGGTTTGGACGGAAGGTAAGGAACTTAGTGGGGAGTGAGCAGTACGCGAAGATCTTTCCGGGGGTAGCGTTAAGACAGGACAGTAAAGCTGCGGGTAGGTGGGCGACGAATAGGGGTGGGGAGTACTTTGCTATAGGGGTAGGGGGTACGGTGACGGGGAAGGGTGCGGATTTGTTGATTATTGATGATCCGCATTCAGAGCAGGAGGCTAGGTTAGCGGCGCACAATCCGGACATTTTTGATTCTGTATATGAGTGGTACACGTCGGGTCCCCGTCAACGTTTACAGCCGGGTGCTGCGATTGTAGTGGTGATGACGAGGTGGGCGGAGAGGGATTTAACGGGCCGGATCATTAAGGATGCGCAGGCTCGGGACAAGTCAGACGAGTGGGAAGTGATTGAGTTACCGGCGATCATGCCGAGTGGGAATCCGTTGTGGCCTGAGTTTTGGAGTATTGAGGAGTTAGAGGCTTTACGGGAGGAGGTAGGGCCGGCGAAGTGGAATGCGCAGTATCAGCAGACGCCGACGGGTGAGGAGGGGGCGTTAGTAAAGAGGGAGTGGTGGAAGAGGTGGGAGAAAGAGAGACCTCCTCCTTGTGAGTTCATTATTCAGAGTTGGGATACGGCGTTCACGAAGAGTGAGAGGAGTGACTATTCGGCGTGTACGACGTGGGGGGTGTTTTATAAAGACGAGGTAGATCCGCACATTATTCTTTTGGATGCGATAGAGGAGAGGTTGGAGTTTCCGGAGTTAAAGAAGCGGGCGCAGGAGAAGTACAAGGAGTGGGAGCCTGATGCTTGTATTGTGGAGGCGAAAGCGGCGGGGAGTCCGTTGATTTTTGAATTGAGACGGATGGGGATTCCGGTGAGTGAGTACACGCCGGTGAGGGGGAACGACAAGTTTGTAAGGATCAATTCGGTGACGGATTTATTCCGGTCGGGTAAAGTGTGGGCGCCAGAGGGTAGGTGGGCGGACGAGGTAATTGAGCAGATGGCTGCTTTTCCTAATGCCCCGCATGATGATTTGGTGGACTCCACGACGCAGGCTTTGATTCGATTTCGATCTGGGGGGTTTGTGAGATTGGACTCAGACGAGCCTGATGAACAACTCTACTTCCGTAGGCGGAAGGCGTATTACTAGAGGTCAATATGGCAACGAACGTAGACAAAGCGATGGTTCCGTTGGATATGGAAGTGATGGAGCCGGAGTTGGAGATTGAGATTGAGAATCCTGATTCAGTGACGTTAGCTGACGGGAGTATGGAGATTACGATCATTCCAGACGGGCCAAACATTGATGACTTTGATGCGAATGTGGCTGAGTACTTGGATGAAGGGGAACTGCAAACGATTGCAAGTGAGCTAGTTGAGTTGGTGGAATCGGATTTAAACGCTCGGAAAGAGTGGGCGGATACGTATGTAAAGGGTTTAGATGTTTTAGGTTTCAAGTATGAAGACAGAACGGAACCTTGGGATGACGCGTGTGGGGTGTATTCGACGGTTTTGGCGGAAGCGGTGATTCGTTTCCAAGCGGAGACGATGAGCGAGACGTTCCCGGCTCAGGGTCCGGTGAAGACCAAGATCATTGGAGAGGTAAGTAAGGAAAAGGAAGAGTCCGCAAATAGAGTAAAAGCGGACATGAACTACCAGCTGACTGAACGGATGGTGGAGTATCGGTCAGAACATGAACGGATGCTGTACAGCTTGGGATTGGCGGGGTCATCTTTTAAGAAGGTCTACTACGACCCTATTCTAAGACGGCAGGTATCTATTTATATATCAGCCGAAGACGTGATTATTCCTTACGGGGCGTCCCATATAGATACGGCAGAGCGCATTACACACATGATGCGCAAGACCAAAACGGAATTGAAGAAACTTCAAGCCGATGGTTTCTATCGCGACTTGGAACTTGGCGAACCGATTGAATACTTTTCTGACATTGAGAAGAAAAAAGCGGAAGAAGGTGGGTACACACTAACTTCCGATGATCGGTTTGCTTTGTATGAGGTGCATACCTATACAAACATTAACGGGGTAGATGACGAAGATGACCTACCCAAGCCGTACGTTATTACGATTGTGAAAGGAACGAACCAAGTTTTGTCTATTCGGAGAAACTGGGATCCTGATGATGATCGTCAGTTGAAGAGACAACACTTTGTGCATTACATCTACGTCCCGGGTTTTGGGTTTTATGGGTTGGGACTGATTCACATTATTGGTGGGTATGCACGTGCGGGTACGTCCATCATCAGGCAGTTGGTGGACGCTGGAACGTTGTCTAACTTGCCGGGTGGGTTGAAGTCCAGAGGGCTTCGGATCAAGGGAGATGACACGCCGATTGCCCCGGGAGAGTTTAGAGACGTAGACGTACCGAGTGGGACTGTAAGAGACAACATCATGACGCTGCCCTATAAGGAGCCAAGTCAGGTGTTGGCTGGTCTGTTGGAGAAGATCACTCAAGAAGGCCGGCGACTTGGGGCGATCAGCGACATGAATATCAGTGACATGTCGTCGCAAGCTCCTGTAGGAACCACGTTAGCGTTGCTAGAAAGAACGCTCAAACCGATGGCCGCGGTGCAGGCCCGGGTTCATTTTGCGATGAAACAGGAGTTTAAACTCCTGAAAGAGATCATTAAAGATTACGCAAATGAGCCTTATGACTACATCCCCGAGGGGGTAGATAGGCGCGCTCGAGCGGAAGACTACGCGGTGGTTGAAGTCATCCCCGTTAGCGATCCCAACGCTACGACGATGGCACAAAGGGTAGTGCAGTACCAAGCTGCCTTCCAGATGGCGCAACAAAGTCCGCAAATCTACGACCTTCCGTATCTGCATAAACAGATGCTGGAGGTATTAGGTATCCGGAACGTAGACAAGATCATTCCGTTGGGTGAAGAACAGAAGCCGCGTGATCCAATGTCGGAAAACATGGGTGCATTGATTGGAAAGCCCATGAAAGCGTTCATGTATCAGGATCATGACGCGCATATCGCGACCCATCAGTCGTTTATGCAAGACCCAATGATCATGCAGTCTATTGGTCAGAACCCAATGGCTCAGCAAATCATGGCGTCTCTACAAGCGCACATAGCAGAACACCTTGGATTTGTGTACAGAAAGCAGCTTGAAGAGCGTCTTGGTGTTCAGTTGCCTGCTCCCAATGAAGACATCCCAGAAGAATTAGAAGTAGAAATCTCGAGACTGGTGGCGCAAGCGGGGACGCAACTCCAGCAGATGCACCAGCAGCAGGCCGCTCAGAAACAAGCGCAACAAATGGCACAAGACCCTGTGGTTCAAATGCAGCAAGCTGAATTGCAGATTAAACAGGCAGAAATCCAAAGGAAAACACAGAAAGATCAGGCCGACATTGAGTTGGGCAAGAAAAAATTAAGCATTGAAGAGCAGAAAGTAATGGTTGAAGCCCAGAAAGAGGGGTCTTCTATGCAAAGTAAAGCTCAAGCTCAAGAGCAAAAGACACAGTTAGAGATGTTAAAACTTCTATCATCTTTAAATAAGAAGGTGTAAACGTGGCAAAAACCGTCTTTGACGTGCTGATTGACAAGTTTGAAGAACACATAAAGTCGCATACAGACTTTATTGCCAGCGGTAGGTCGGAAGACTATGCCGTCTACAAAGAACAATGCGGGGTGATCCGGGGTCTAAACCTTGCGTTGCGTGATGTACAAGACCTTGCGCAAAACTTCATGGATGAACGCGATGACTGATCTAACTGATGCAGAAATTGACGCACAACTTCCTAAACCGGTGGGATACCGGGTCTTGATTGTGCTGCCAAATGTGGATGAAACGTACGACTCTGGGCTTGTTAAGGCAGACCAAACAAAACACGCTGAACAAATTCTCTCAATGATGGGCGCTGTCATAGACATGGGCGAACAAGCCTAT